ACAATGCGAAGCGGCGCTGAAAGCAGCGGGTGCGATATTTCGGCGAATACCAGCAGTGCATCTTCCGACGCCTCGGAATTCAGGCTGGCGCGAGCCGCTGCGGTCAGTTCCCTGTCCTGCGTCATAACTTGTACCCCACCAGCCAACTGACGCCAGCGGGCGCAATCAGCGGTATGTCGCTGGAATATGTGACCTCGCGAAACACGTTGGTTCCCGCCGTGTTGCGCTGCCACACCAGAAAAACGCCTGCCAGCGGGTCCAGATCGGCAGCGACACCCCGCCGACCATCGACCCCAAACACATCACCGGCATAGTCCGCCACCCAATCAGGCGGGCGTGCTGTGTTGGGGCGCATGTAGGGCGCGAACCAGACCCGTCCGGGCAAGATCAGGGCGTTGAACGATATCCGGCTGACCCCAGCACCCAGATACGATGTGTCATAGGTCGCGGGTGTAAACTTGAACCTGGCAACCTCTTTGGTGATCGGATGCCGCCAGACAAAAGGCAGCGTGCCCGCCTGCAAATCATCGTTGAACCAGGTCTTGAACGATTCCAGCCGGGCGAAATCCCGCAGGATCAGCGACATGTTCCAGCCTTCGATCCTGCCAGTAATGCGCCGCCTCGTAATAGGCACACCCACGTCAGGCTGGAACGATGCGCTTTGGTCCAGATGTGAACTGGTGCTGTTCAGCAGCGGATAGAAGGGGTCTGCAAGGGGCCAGTGCTGGATCATCTGCGCACCTTTGTTGGCGACACCCCGTAAAGGCCATTCATCTGCTTGTTGAAACCGCCTCGGCCCAACTCCTCGCCCACGATCACCTTGACGATTTCGCTCCCATCGGGCCCTTTGCTGCGGCCAGCCTCACGCACGGTTTCTGGCGGTCCCATGTTGATGATCTGGACCGTTTGGCCGCCGCCAGCGCCCAATTGATGGTTGGGCACGATCTGGCCGCCACCCTGCGGCGTGAACAATTCCGGCCCGCGCTCCCCCACGAGATAGGTCCGCCCCGCGCTGACAGGACCACCCATGGCGCGCGCCCCGCCAAATATCGAACCGACACCAGCGGATGACGGCAGGAAGCCGTCCAGCAGCGCCGTGAAGGCCCGGTTCAGGAAAAGGTCGGCCATGCTGCCCAACAAGCCCTTGACGCCATCCTGTAGGGATTTTGCGCCGGTGATCGCGTCGGTGAAGACACCGGACAGTGACCTGCCCACGTCGAAGGATGCGCCCTCAAGGTCGCCCACCTCGGCGCGCACCCGTCGCACCGCCTCGGCGTACTGCACCGCATCAATGGCGCCGGATTGAAACATGACCCCAAGCGCGCCGATCACATCGGCCTGCGTCACGGCATCGCTGTTCATCTCGGCGATGACGGCAAGGGCGCGCTGCTGGGCCTCGGTTAGTTGGTCGGCGGCTGCTGCGGCGGCGCCTGCCGATCCACCAACATCGCGCAGCGCGGTATCAAGCCTCTCGGTCGCCTCCACCGTGTTGAGGCTGACCCCCTGGAATGTCACCACCCCGTCTACGGCATCGGCCAGCCCGCGCGTCAGCTCATCAATTATCCGGTTGTTGTCTTCCAAGACCTGCGTGGCATCCCCGCTTGGGTCCAGCAAGCGTGCCCGCGCTCCGGCGAGGTCGCTCAGTTGGCGGAGTTGATATTCAATATCTTCGCGGTTCGCTTGTGGCGCGAGGGACCCGCCGTCAAACTCGGTATTTTGCAGGTTGCGCGATTGAAGGGCGACATAGTCAATTTCTTGGCTCAGGTCGATGTATTCGCTTGTCTGCATCGCCAGTGCGCGCTGCTCATCAATGATGGCCTTGATGTTCTCGCGCCGCGACATGGCCTCATTCAACTTGTACCGCGCCATGTCCACCGACATTGTTGCACCGTCAGCCATTGCGGGGGCGAGGTTGGCCAGCGCGCGCACCTCGTCGTTGATTGCGGTGCGGGTGTTGTCGATCTGCGCCTCGATCCGGGCCTGCTCTGAGTAAAGGCGCCGGAATGCGCCGATCATGTCTGCCACTTGGCTGATCAGAAGTGATGTTGAGCGAACGAATGCGGTGATCCGCTGAACAACCGTGCGAAGCGCACCGCCGACACCCGCGTCACCAAGCGAAAGGATCAAGCCGCTGACTGCGGACCCAAGCCCCTGAATATCCCCCTGCAAGTTGTCGCGCATCGTGTCGGCCATATCCATTGCCGCGCCATCCACATCGCGCAATTCATCGCCAAATTCGCGGATGCGCCCCGCAGCCCCGGACAGCACAAGTGCGCCCGATGCGGCTTCACGCCCGAATATCTGCATCGCGTCTGCCGTGGATATGCCCGCATCCTGAAGCGTCTCCATCACATCGGCCAGGCTGCGCGCTGCGGGATCAACGTCGGCCGCCGTAAGTCCGTATCTTGCCAAGGCCAGTTGCGCTTGGTTCGTCGGTCCAGCCAGTGACGCCATGACGCCACGCAGCGCCGTGCCCGCCCGTTCGCCCTGAATACCGGCGTCGGACAGCACGCCGATTGCAGCGGCGGTGTCTTCCAGCCCGATACCCAGCGCCGCAGAGACGGGGGCAACGGTGGACATGGCCTGACCGAGTTGCGAAACGTCGGTGTTGGCCCGGCTGGATGCCGCCGCCAGAACGTCAGCCACGTCGGCGGCGTTTGCCGCCTCGATCCCAAAGCCCGACATGATGTTCGATGCGGTGTCAGCGGCCTGCGCCAGCCCCATGCCGGATGCCGTGGCGAGATCCAGCACGGCGGGAATGGCGGAAATGCCTTCGGCTGCGGTAAACCCGGCCATGCCAAGAAACGCCAGCCCGTCAGCCGCCTGACCCGCGCTGAATTCGGTGGTGATCCCAAGGTCCATTGCGGTTGCGCGTAGCTGCGCAAGTTCCGCGTCCGTCGCCCGGGTGATGGCCGCAACGCGCGACATGCTACCCTCGAAGTCGCTGATGCCGGAAATGACCGCGCGGGCGGAAAATGCAGCTGCCAGCGCGCCACCCATCATGCCAGCCATGCCAGCCATGCGCGTGAATCCAGCCGACATCATGGTGGTCGCCCGCCCCAAGCGCTGCTCCGCGACGCCGCCCTGCACCGTGAGGCCGCGCAATTCACGCTGCGCGTTGGTCAGACCTGTGGTATCGCTGGCCAGCACCAGAGTTGCAAAATCAGTCATGGATCACCGGAGGTTGGAATGAAATACGCAGAAATTTTGATCGCGATTGCAGCCGCATCGCCCGCATTGGCGCAGGAATATGCCTGTGAGGGATGGTCGACGCCTGGCTATCAGGAGGGAGGGCCCATATCCGCAGTCATCAGCGAGGGTCGACTGATCTGGAGCAACGGGCGGGTTATCTCAGAGGCCGTCTTGATCCATCAGGGCAGATCGGCGGGCGATCAGGTTTTCGCTGAGGGAAACACCCTCTATATCGTCACCGGCAGGTCGACCGTAGACCTGCGGCGGGTAAACATGGTCGGTGCGGGGCCTGACAGTACGACCTCGTGCGTCGCACCGGACTCATAGGTCGCGCTCGCCCCGCATCTCCATAGGCTCAATCGACAGCGGGTTTGTCAGCGCCAATCCGTCCAGATACGCCTGCGACATTCCCCGCAGGGTGATTTGCTCTTGCGCTGACAGCCCCGCGACCTGCCCGAAGGCTACGACCTCGGACCAGCGCAGCGCCTCTTGCCCGCTCGTCATGCCCGCGTCATGCCATGCCAGCCAGAGGCGATCCAAGCCTTCCAGATCGGGCATGTCGGGTTGCACGTCGTCCGAAGCCGCCTCTTGCCCTCGCGTTAGCTTCTGGCCCGTGGGCACCGCGTGCCAGTACCCGAGTTGCCGCGCCGCCAGCTTCAACCGGTCGGCGCATCCGTAAAAAGCGCGGCTTCATCCGCAGAGCGCCGGAATATTTCGACCATGAAGCCGGGGTGGTCCAGCGCGGCCAGCACGTTTTCGGCAGTGCATGGCGCGGGCTTTTCACCCTCCTTCAGGACAATGTTTTCCCAATCCGCAACCGTGGCGGCAAGTAGGGCGCGCCGGTGTGCCTCGCGGGATTTTCCGGCTTCTGTTGCCATTTGCCGCGCGTCCCGGTCAGAGGCCCGCAGTATCCGCATGCCGTGCAGTTCATCCTCTCGGGCTTTGTCATCCATCACCCGCTTGACCTGCGGTGAACGGTTGCCGCGCACGAGAGCTCGGCAGGGGCTATCCGTCTCCTTGGTCGTGACGCTATTCCCTACGTCGAGATAAAGCGGCGCGCCATTGGCGGGGTGCGTCAGGTGAAGCCAAGTCCCGGTCTCGTGGTGATCCGTGGCGGTGAGGCTGGAAAAGTCCATTCTGGTATCTCCGGGACAAGGGGGACATTCAGGCCGGTCACTGCTGTCCCGACAGCGACCGGCCCCCGACTGCGAGGGAATCCCAGCCGGATTACGTGACGGTCGGGTGTGCGGCCTTCACCTGGCGCTCGTTTTGCTTGAACGTGACCGAGAAGCCTTCATGGCTGGTGCCGGTCTGCTCCATGTCGAGCGGGCTGTGGTAGTACCCCTGCGCGTATTCGGTCTGGTCGCCCGTCGCTGGTGCCTTGCCGCCATCATCCATCGTGACACCTGTGCCGCGCACAATCTTGAGCGACGGCACAATACCCGCCTCGACCAGCCCGATAAATGTCTGCTGCGCTGCCAGGTCATCGCCGGAACGGTTACGGAATGTGCCGGTGCTGTCGGGGTAGCTGGCCATGCCGCGCACGGTCTTGGTATCGCCCTGCTCAAGGTCAGGCACGTCGATGTTGGCGTGGTTGAGGCCGAACTGGAATCCGCCCTGATAGCCCGGAACCTTCACCCACGTCAGGGCCTCGAAGCCCGCCGCATCGTTGGTGGCGGGCGCGGTGGTGCTGTAATATACGGATTTGCCGATGTGGCTCTTTGTCGTCATTGTCCTTGCCTTTCAGCCATGAAAAAGCCCGCGCATGGCGGGCGGGGTGTCAGGCATCAAGCCTGTAGTGAACCTCGACGGGAATCGCCCATCGGGTGGCGTCTGATCTGCCGCGCAACGTGTCGGCTTTGGTGATCGTGATCGTCTTGCCGTCCGCCGTCAGTGTGACGGCATCCATGAAATGCGCCGCGATCAATGCGGCCTGCTCACGATAGACCACCTCGTATTGCCCGGCCCGCCGCGCCAAGGTCATCTGGTAGATGCCCATAAGATCCTGCGCCGGGCTGTCCAGCATGGGGCGCGTGGATAGGTTCGGCAGATGGTCGATCATGATGTATTCCGCAGGCAGCGGGGCGGTATTCTTCTCGCGCCAGACCAGCGTGGGGAAGGATGCGCCAAGCGCAACGGCGTGGGCGTTCAGCGCGGAGATGACAGCGGCTTCGGGGGTCATGTCATTCGCTTCCGATCTGGCGGATCACCGCATCAGCGATCTGCTGGAAGCGCTGAACGGTCAGCTTCACCATTCCCTCCGGTGCTTGCTGCGACCAGCCGTCCTCTAGACGCTGCGCATAGGGAAGATTATTGGCGAGATAGACGATATCACCCAACTCCAAGCCCTGCGCCTCGGCGGCTGCCTTGCTGATGGTGATTGAGCCTGTCTTGTCATCCAGTTCTAGCGTGCCGTCTGGCACGGCGCCGATTGCCACCTGCCAGTTGCCGCGAAACCTGCCCTTGTCCACCGGGCTGCGCAGGATGACTTCGGTGAAGGCGTCCAGCGTGATCTTGCGCGCGGCCCGCTCCATCTTGTCCAGCGTCTTAGCCTCGATGGCGCGGAGTTGCTGTTCGAAGCTACTCATTTCCGCGCCACCATCTTGTAATGCGTCACCGCCCCGGCAGGCGCGAACCGGCCCGGGTCGATAATCGTCAGCACACCCTGGCTGCACACTAGCAGATCGGTGGTGGTGACATCGATATCCGAGAAATCACCCTTCACGACTGGAGCCTCCACTTCCCAAGCCGCCGCTTGCTCTGCGGTGGTGCCCGTCGCAACCAGCACTCGCCAGTCACCGGCCTTGATGAACGTGCCGTCAATATCGCGCTGCGCAACGGGGAACGCTGCCACACGGCAGGGATAGTCGGTTACGGTGGTCGTGCCGCCCGTTGGGTCAGTTGGCACGCCCCCGGTCGTCACGCTGCGCCGTATGGCGGCTGTCTCACCCTTGTCGCTGCCAAGGATGCGATCAGCGAGCGCCGCGCCGCGCGTGTATGGCGTGCTCATCCGCGCGTGACCTTGAAGTTCATCGCGCCACCGCCGCCCAGCAATGGCCGCAACAGAGCGTCAATGATCGGGACGGATAGCTGTTGCGATGCTGGCCGGTCGCTGAATTGCGTTTCTTCTTCCAGAACGTCCAGCTTTTCGCGGCGCATCGTGACCCGTTCGGATGGCACATAGTCCGCGCCAAGCGAACCGGGCGCGCGGGCCTCGCGTAACGCCGCCTCGATGATTGCAAAGCCCACCGCTTCCGGCACAGCTTCCCATTCCTCAGCCCACCGTCCGTTGTAGGTCGTGGCGATATAGGTCTGCCCGCGCCGGATCGCGGTTAACTGGTCTGGCTCACCCGGAGGCCAGCCCACATAGCCATTCAGCGAGATGTAGCTGGACGCATCGCCGGGCGTGACGGCGGGGACGGTCAGGGACAGCATCAGAGTAGCGTTGTCATGTCTGACGCGGTTGTACCCGATGCCAGAACCCTAACAGCTTCAACAGGCAAAGCACCCTCGACGTTCTTGTAAATAGCCGAGCCGCCGTCGGTGAACTCAACATTCACATCACCGACCGAACCAACCCAGATGCCGCGACACGGGCGGAATGCGTCACCGATAACGATTTCCTCTCCGCCCCTTGCGGGGTTTGATCTGTTGATTGTCATTTCTTCACCTGCGCAGGCTTTTTCTTAGAGGCAGGCTTGGGCGCGGGCTCATCGCCATTTGCCTGAGCGTCATACATCGCCTGCAATGCAAGCTGTTCCTTGATGTTCACGTGATTTCCTTTCGCTGGCCTTAGTGACGGGGCGAACATGCCGCCCCGCGTCTAAAATCAGCCGTTGGATACGATTGCAGCGAACGGCACATTCTTACGCTCGACAACGCGGTTCCAGTTCGCAGCAAGGCGAAGCTGCGCCCAGGTGGCGTTGCCGTCTGTCAGCGTTGTGCTGGTGAAGGCGGTGCCGAAGGGGTGGATGACCCACGCCTTGCGCTCCCAAAGCGTTTCCACGCCTGCGCCGTTGCCCTGTGCCGCCTCACGCTCCAGTTCGACCGGAACCTTGGGGCTGCGCTCGCCGTAGCCGATCAGGCCAGAGCCAAACAGGAACGAAGTGTAACGGGCAGCGGCATCGCCACCACCCGCGCCCGCAGCCGCAGTGAACGGCAGGCCATCATCAACGATCAAACGGCGACCCATGAAGGCTGCCGCCATGACGCCCTGGCTATCGGGGATGAACTCGATGTCATCGTTGTCAACCATGCGCTTGTAAACGACGCTGTGAACCGCAACTGCAACATAGTCGTCAAAGTGGTCGCCGCTGGTAAAGGCCGCAGTAGTGAAAGCCGCACGGCTGAACAGCGTACCGGCCCCGACATCGGCGTTGGTAGCGCCTGCGATGCTGTTGACCATGTCGCCTGCATCGTTGGCGATATTGTCAGCGATCACGCCCTGCAAAGAGCAGATGGTGCGGCGCTGCCACTGGCGCATCCAGTATGCGCCGAAGCGGTTGCGCACTTGCTGCATCGGGTCAGCGCCAGCGAGTTCGCCTGTCAGATCGGCAGACGAATAGCCTTGGTTCAGCGACGCCATGCGGGCGACCTGAATACCTGTTGCGATCTTGGCAGGCACGGCAACATCAGCCGGATCATCGGTGCCATAGTTCGGCTCATCAGATGCGTCCAGATCCTTCCAGAATGGCAGTTCGCCAATGCGACCACCTTCACTGAACATCGTTGCCAGCGCAGGGTTGGTCACAGCAACGCCGGCATCGAAAAACGCGGTTTTCTCGGGGCCGTTGACAGCAGTGTAAGAGGCATAAACCTCGGGAACGTAAACGTCAGTGATTTGGGTGGTAGCCATCGGGCTATCCTTTCAAGATTACCCGGCAAGCCGCCGGAATGTTTCGGGATCGTTCTTGTGCAATGCGATGCGTTCCTTGTCGCCCATTGCCTTGAACTGCTCTTTGGTGATGCTTCCGGCCCCGCCGCCTCCACCGTTGGCCCCGCCACCGTTGGATTGATTGCCGTCCGCAAGGAACGGATATGCGGCCTTCAGGTGATCCAGGACTTTCGCCCGATCCACTTTCACGCCGCCGATTTCGTATTGCAGGCCGTCATCAGCGACCTTGATAAACTTCGCCGCTTGCTCGGTCAGAAGCGCGGCCTTGGCAGTGTCGCGGGATAGCTCGGCGGCCATCTTGCCTGCTTCCCCGTCCAGCGTGCCCTTGGTGATCTTTTCGCGGTATCCGGCAAGGTCAGCCTCGATCTTGCGGCGGGCTTCTTGCTCGGCCTGGTACAGCTTTTGGAACTCGCCCTTTTCCTCAGCGGCCTTGCGTTCAGCCTCGGTCTGTGATGCCTCCAGAGCCTTGCGCTTTTCCCGCTCGGACTTGGTTTCCCCAAGAAGTTCGCTGATCTTGGCCTTCAGGGGCGCGACATCCTCTATGCCGTCCACCTTGAGCCGGTATTTGCCGTCTGCTTCCTCGTAAAGTGCGCGCAATGGTTCATCCACGCCGTCAAGAGTGTCTACAGTAAGTTTCAGTGTCATGATTTCGTCCCTGACGATTTGCGCCGATGCCCTGCAACGGTCGCGGTTTGTGGGCTGCTGCCCAAAGAAAAGGCCACCCCGAAGGATGGCCCTATACACGGCACAAATGCGCGTGGTGGGTTTGGGCTTTAGTGAACACCTAAGTGCGAATATGCGCCCAATTCGATTGTATACCATTTCCCGCTGGAATCGGGGCCAGCCACGGCAAACTCAGCCAGATCTGGCTCGCAATCGTCGCCGTTGTTGTCGAACCAATTAGTAATTGGATATGTCTTGCCATCGTTCAGCAGGATAATGCGCAAACCTCTGTTCAACGCTTCGATTTCGGCCATACGCTCAAATCCTCTCGCGCAATTCAGCTAGGCTAAGTTCCCGCCCGTTTTGATCCAACATATCCCGCAGGCCTAGTTTGCCCTGCCGGAACAGATCAGCGCGACCCGCGCCCAGAACGTCCGCCTGACGCTCTGTGCTCTGCCGTGACAGCCAATCCTCGAATTTGGTATCCGCAGGCACCTGCCCGTCGATGCTGGCGCGCCGCCCCGGTGTCAGATCGTCAATGTCGATGCCAAGGTCTCGGAATGACTTGGTGACCGGGGCAGATGATGACCGGCAGCCCCAATGCAGATTTCCCGGCCCGCCGCCCCACGGCAGATCGTGGTCAATCGGTTCTTTCGTTTCCACGGTGTAAAGCAACCCGTCTCGCGCTGCACATTCCAGCGTGGTTTGGCTGTCCAGCGTAGCCGCCCACATCACGCCCTTGAGAATTTCCGAATTCGCAACGTACGTCGTATCCCGCGCCGCCGCGCTAACTGCCTGCGTTGCCGATCGCACAAGGCTGTCAGCGTTGCGCCGCGATATGTCCATGAACCCCATGACGGGTTCGCCGTTTCGCGTCCCGCCCCGGATACGCTGGATCAGTTGCGCCGATGTGTCCCCCTGCGCCATACCGAGCCGCATTGCATCCGTGAAGCGCTCAAGCGTGTCGCCTGCCTGCCGTGACCACCAGTCCGCTACCGGTGCGCCCTGCACAAGAACTTCTCCCACCAGCGCGCCCGCCTGAGCCCGCGTGAGGGTTGCGGTTGCCAGTTCAAGCCCCAGGCCTTGGTTGATTGCCCGTGCCGCGAATCCCGCTTCGATGTCCGCAAGTTCCCGTAACTCCCCGATGAGTTGCGATGATGCGCCGCGATAGCTTGCGCGGATGGTGCTCTTGACTTGCTCCAGTAGCTTTTCGAGCCGCGCGGCCTTGGCACTCTGCCGTGCAACGCCTGTCGGGTCGATTTTGGCA